TTGTTGATGACCCGCACTCAGAGCAGGATGTTATCAATGGTAACTTTGAGACATTCTCTAAGGCATATGATTGGTTCACATTCGGTGCTCGTACTCGTCTTATGCCCGGTGGTCGGGTGGCTATCATACAAACGCGCTGGCACATGGATGATCTTACAGGGCGTGTGACCAAAGATATGGTTCAGAACGAGCGGGCCGATCAGTATGAGGTGGTGGAGTTTCCCGCCATTCTGGATATTGATGACGAAGAAACAGGCGAGATGATCCAGAAACCTTTGTGGCCTGAGTTCTTTGATCTTGAAGCATTACTCAGAACCAAAGCATCTATGCCCACGTTTCAGTGGAACGCTCAGTACCAGCAGGAACCCACCGCAGAAGAAGCCGCGCTGGTCAAACGTGAGTGGTGGCAGATGTGGGAGCAGGGTAACCCGCCCCCTTGTGAATACATCATCATGTCTTTGGACGCAGCGGCAGAAACACACAATAGGGCTGACTTTACAGCGCTGACTACGTGGGGTGTGTTCCTCAATGAAGACAACGAAGCGTATAACATCATCCTGCTCAACAGCATCAAGAAGCGGATGGAGTTCCCTGAGCTAAAAGATTTAGCGATGGAAGAGTACGCCGAGTGGGAACCAGACGCGTTTATCGTGGAGAAGAAGAGTTCGGGTACGGCGCTGTATCAGGAGATGAGGCGCATGGGGCTACCCGTATCTGAGTACACCCCCCACAGAGGGTCAGGTGATAAACTTGCACGGTTAAACTCAGTATCTGATATTGTAGCGTCCGGTTTGGTGTGGGTTCCTCCTACACGGTGGGCAGAAGAGGTAATAGAAGAAATTGCAGGTTTCCCGTTTATGAGCCATGATGACTTAGTTGACTCAACAGTTATGGCACTTATGCGTTTTCGGCAGGGTGGGTTCATACGGTTACCCACTGATGAGCCAGAAGAGACACGTTATTTTAAACAACGTAGGGGCGGGTATTATTGATGGAAGGTAAGTTACCTCCAGATATGTTTCGATCAGATGGCAGTAAAAAATCCGCACGAGGTTTTTTGGGGCCAATAGTGAATAAAAGAGATGGGAAAACTATGACTGAGTTTACCATCGGTGTAGTGATTGACGGTAAAGAAGTTAATGTTCCTTCTATGGTTCCAACACTATCTTCTAAAGAAATAGAAATACTGCAAAATACGTTACCCGGAGAAGACATTCCAGAATCTATCGCACGGAAAGCAAAGGCACACGCGTTGATGAGGATGAAGCAAGGGAAAAATATCTTTTACCAAGATGATGAAGAATCTGTAATGCCAGAAGGGTATCGTGAAGGCGGACGGGTCAAACTAATTTGAGGGCGGACTAATGGCAGTAGAGAAAGGACTATATTCGGCCCCGATAGGGATAGAAGAAGAATCTTTGGAACAGGAAGCAAATCTTGAAATAGAGATTGTTAATCCTGAGATGGTCACTCTTGACGATGGCAGTGTTGAGGTAACCATTATCCCTGACGCTGACATTGGTGATGTTGTTCCTTTTGACGCCAACCTTGCTGAAGTTTTGGATGACTCGGTGTTGAACGAGTTATCAGATGAGTTAATAGGTTCTGTAGATTCTGATACGTCCAGTAGAAAAGATTGGGCTGATACGTTTGTAAGAGGACTTGATGTTCTAGGGTTTAATTACGAAGAACGTAACGAACCTTGGGAGGGCGCGTGTGGTGTGTACTCCACAGTTCTAGCTGAAGCAGCTATACGTTTCCAAGCCGAAACAATGAGCGAGACTTTCCCTGCCGCTGGCCCTGTTAAAGTCAAAGTGCTTGGGGAAGAGACTAAAGATAAAGAAGCAGCGGCACAGCGTGTCAAAGCTGACATGAATTACGAGCTTACAGAACGCATGGTCGAGTACAGGCCAGAGCATGAGCGTTTGCTCTACAGCCTTGGTTTGGCTGGCTCCGCGTTTAAGAAAGTTTACTACGACACAAACATTGGTCGGCAGGTGGCGATGTACATACCAGCCGAAGATGTCATTGTTCCCTATGGAGCGTCTAATGTAGAAAGCGCGGAGCGTGTGACTCACGTAATGCGTAAGACTAAGAATGAGCTTAGAAAGTTACAAGCATCAGGATTCTATAGAGAAGTGGATCTTGGTGACCCGCAGCCATACCACACAGATATAGAAGAGCGTAAGGCGGAAGAGGGTGGCTACTCTATGACCGACGATGATCGCTATGCGGTGTATGAGATACACGCAGACGTAGTGATCGACGGTATAGACGACTCTGAAGATGAAATAGCTAAACCTTATGTGATAACAATAGAACGTGGTACGGCTAAGATATTAGCGATAAGGCGTAACTGGAATCCTGATGATCCGTTGATGTTGAAACGCCAACACTTCGTACACTACGTGTACGTGCCCGGATTTGGCTTTTACGGACTAGGTTTGATTCACATAATAGGGGGGTACGCTAAGGCAGGTACTTCTCTTATACGGCAGTTAGTGGACGCTGGTACGCTGTCTAATTTACCCGGTGGTTTGAAAACTCGTGGGCTTCGTATCAAAGGAGACGATACGCCTATTGAGCCGGGAGAGTTTAAAGATGTAGATGTACCGTCTGGCAGCATACGTGACAACATTATGGCTCTGCCCTACAAAGAGCCAAGCCAGACCCTGCTCTCTTTGCTCAATCAGATAACGCAGGAAGGCCGTAGGCTAGGCGCTATCAGTGACATGAACATTTCGGATATGTCAGCAAACGCCCCTGTGGGGACAACTCTGGCGCTCCTAGAGCGTACTTTGAAGCCGATGGCTGCGGTACAAGCCCGTGTCCATTACGCCATGAAGCAAGAGTTTAAGATGCTCAAGACGATCATGGCTGAGTATGCGCCTCCTGAGTACTCTTACGAACCACTGCGAGGGTCTATAACTGCTAAGCAGATGGATTACATGATGGTGGATGTGATCCCTGTCAGCGATCCAAACAGTTCTACGATGGCCCAGCGTGTGGTTCAGTACCAAGCGGTGCTACAGATGGCGCAGTCTGCACCTCAGATCTATGACTTGCCGCAGTTGCACAGACAGATGATCGAAGTGTTGGGTATCAAGAACGCCGATAAACTCGTCCCGACTAAGGATGATGCTAAACCTACTGATCCGGTCAGCGAGAACATGGACGCCCTTAATGGTAAACCTTTAAGAGCATTTATCTACCAAGATCACGAAGCACATATCGCTGCACACAGAGCGTTTATGCAAGATCCGATGGTGGCTCAGATGGTCGGTCAGAACCCGCAAGGGCAACGAATCATGGCAGCGCTACAGGCGCATTTAGCAGAACATACAGCGTTCTTGTATCGACAGCAGGTCGAAGAAAAGATGGGCGCTCCGTTACCTGCACCAAACTCAGAGCTGTCAGAAGAGGTAGAGATCAATCTGGCTCGTGTAGTGGCGCAAGCTGGACAGCAAGTATCGCAAGCCAACCAACAGAAGGCTGCGCAACAGAAGGCACAGCAGCAGGCACAAGATCCGCTGCTTCAGTTGAAGCAAGCAGAGTTGCAAGTCAGGCAGCAAGAAGTGCAGCGTAAGGCACAGAAAGACCAAGCTGATATGCAGCTGCAGGCCGCAGAACTACAGAGAAAAACGCAGAAAGATCAAGCAGATACAATGATTGATGCGAAACAACTCGAACTTGAAGAAAGAGAACTTCAAATCGACGCACAGAAGGCTGGAGCAAAATTAGCGGCTGACCGAAGAAAGGACAGCACTAAACTAGACTTGGATCTTCTTAAAACAGTACAAAACACTAGGAAAGATACGTAGTGGCTAAGACTGTATTAGATGTTTTAAAAGAACGAATCGAAGCTGATAAGGCTTCTGCAACAAATTTCTTAGTGGGAGGGGCCGTAAAAGACTTCTCTCAGTATAAGGAAACGGCAGGGTTATTACGGGGTCTGGACACCTGCTTGGGCTATATCGAAGACCTTTCGCGCAATATGGAGTATGGAGATGATTGATACCGCGCAAGCGAGCGTAACGGAAGAAGAGTTTGAAGCGCAGCTACCTGTACCCGTTGGGTATAGAGTGCTAGTGGCGATGCCTCAAGTAGAGGAAGTGTTTGAAGGGACTGAACTATTGAAGTCAGTTACCACTAAAAATCACGAACAAGTCATGTCCATCATAGGTGTGGTTATAGATATGGGTAAGCAGGCTTACTCAGATGTAGACAGGTTCCCCACTGGCCCTTGGTGCAGGGTGGGAGATTATGTTATGTTTCGCGCCAATACTGGCACTAGATTTACTATTGATGGTTCAGAGTATCGACTGATGAATGATGATTCTATCGAAGCAGTTGTACCTGACCCTCGTGGTGTAGAGCGAGTATAAGGAGTAAAACATGGCGTTTCAAAAAGTAGAATTTGAGTTCCCAGAAGAAGAACAAGAGGGTACTGCAATAGAGATTGAAGACTCAGGTGAAGTTGAGATTGATGTATCTGGCAAGAAAACAGCAGAAGACTACAAAGAGCCAGAACCCGAAATAGAGGATAAGGTAGAGGTTGAGGTATACGACGATACCCCCAAAGCGGATCGTAACCGTAAGCCCTCTGAAGCACCTGCTGATGTTACAGATGAAGAGTTGGAGAACTACTCCAAACGAGTGCAAGACAGGCTCAAACATTTTAGTAAGAGCTATCACGACGAGCGACGGGCGAAAGAAGCCGCCCAAAGAGAACGTGAAGAGCTAGAGCAGTATGCCCAACAACTCATCAATGAGAATAAAGATTTAAAAGGCACGGTTAACAGAAATCAGGAAGCTCTTTTAGAGCAAGCCAAACGTGCTACAGAGTCTGAGTTAGAGGCGGCGAAGCAGACTTATAAAGAAGCGTATGAGTCAGGAGAAGCAGACCGTGTAGTGGATGCACAGGAGGCTCTGACTAACGCTAAAATACGCTCTGATAGGCTAGATAACTTTGAGTTGTCGCCTTTACAAGAAGAAGAAACTACGGTACAACAACCGAGAGTTGCTGACCCCAGAGCGGATAAATGGGCAAGTGACAATCCTTGGTTTAGAGAAAACCAAGAGATGCGTGATGTTGCAATGGCGATACACCAATCGTTAATGAGAAACAACATAACGCCACAGGCAGATAACTACTACGAGGAAATTGATTCTCGTATGCGAAGTTTCTATCCGAACTACTTTAATGATGGGGAGATAGAAGAAGTAGAGAAACCCAAACCGAGGTCAAATGTGGTTGCACCCGCAGCGCGGAGCACAAGCCCTAAGAAGGTAAGATTATCGCAATCTGCACAGGCCATAGCAAAAAGATTGGGAGTTCCACTCGAAGAATACGCCAAACAAATGGCTGCATTAAATAAATCAGAGGTATAACGATGGCGGAAAATAGAATCAAGAGAGATAGCGAAACCCGCGAAAAGAATACTCGTAAGCGTTCATGGCAAAGGCCAGAGGTATTACCCTCGCCAGAGCCACAGGATGGCTATGAGTTTCGTTGGATACGCGTATCTACTCAAGGTCAAACAGATGCCACCAATGTATCCTCAAAACTACGTGAAGGTTGGGAGCCAGTTAAAGCTGAAGATCACCCAGAGTTTGCATTAACCGACAAAGATGAAAGATTTGAAGGTAACATTCTGCAGGGTGGTTTATTGCTTTGTAAGGCTCCAGCAGAGCTAGTTAAGGAGCGTAATGACTATTACGAAAACCAAACTAGGTCGCAGATGCACTCTGTGGACAACAACCTCATGCGCGAAAACGATCCTCGTATGCCTTTATTCAACGAGCGCAGCACAAAAGTTACCAACTTTGGTAAAGGAACTTAAATTTTTTGTTAAGAGGTTAACATCATGGCTTATCCAACAGTCGATGCCCCTTATGGGCT